TGTGACTTTGTATGATGGTCCAAACAGTCCCTCTAAGACCCACTTATGGGTCTGTGTACCGTCTAAAGTCCCTGTGAACCCATATCTATACTTTGCATGATGACACTTGTCCATAATCCCTATCAGAGATTTACTCTTAAACAAGTGAGCCTCATCACCAATGATGACATCATACTCTTCAAAGAAAGACCTATCCAGTTGATAAACCGACTGCCAGGTGGTGATGGTTACCTCATTGGTATTCACTCTCTCACGACCTGCATAGATTCTATGACAGTGGTTCTCAGCATCCCACCCATAGTCTTGGAAATCTTTGAACATTTGTTCCACAAGTGATGTGGTGGGGACCACAAGTAGAACCTTTCTCTTCAACCCAACATGGAATCTCACAACAGAGTAAATCATGAATGACTTACCTGATGCAGTCGGACTGATTAATAACTTACGATTATATCTCAGAGCATCATGAACTGCATCGACCTGATAGTCTCTTGGTTTGATAGATGTGATAGAACCCATATAGTCCTTCACACCTTCTTTGCAGATCATCTCATTGACTTCAAAAGGAAGTCCGTAGAACTTATTGTCCTTGAATTCAAAACTATATCCTGATTTTTCGCAGAACGCAACCACCTTGTCGAGAAGACCGACATAGATTCTTTTGGTTCTCATGTCAAATAAATGAATCTCTCCGTTCCAATGCCTCCTTCGATATTGAGGCATGAACTTCATATTGGGAACCTCAAAGGTAAATTTATCTCTGAGTTCGTATTCAATATGTGGTTCCGTAGAGATT